GCAATATGAATAATTGTATCTACTTTAGCAAGTGATCCAACCCACAATGTTTCTTTACGCATATAATATCCTCTGTTTAATTATGTCATAACTGTCTGTGGGTTTTGTTTCTTGCTTAACACCAACAAAATCTTTGAAACCCATTTCATTTATATCTTTTTGTTCCATCTTAACCATTGATACTTCAATACCTTCACATAGTAGTTTGGATGAAATTTTTATCGCATCATTCATTGCATCGCTATCAAGTGCAACAATTACTTTTGGTGGTTTACGCAACAATATCCTTTCCATAAGTCTTGGTTGAATTATTTTGCCAAATAGTGGAATTGCATTGTATCTGGCAGTAATAGCATCGAATACACCCTCAACAAGTGTAACAGGTTCTTCCCAATTTATGAAACTTTCAAACCCAATAACATCTTTACTCCATTTTGGATTTTTATATTTTAACAGGTCTTCTTCAAAGATAGAACGAGAAACAAAAAAGTTTAGATTGAAATTGTCATCATAGGATGGAACGATAATTCTGCCAGAATAGTTTCCACTCGGACAATAACCAATACCATATCTCAAAATATCTGTTCTACCAATTCCTCTTGATTTCAAATAATTTAATGCTTGTTTCATTTGCATCTTTACTTGAATATCTTTTATCTTTGGAAACTGATATAGACTGATAAATTCTTTCGGTAATGTCAGTTGTTCTTGTTCTACTTTTTTATTCTGAATGTATAGGTTTTTTGTTTTGAGTATTTTGTTAAGGTCTTCTTGATATTGTCTACCAACTTTCAATTTCTTGAAAAGAGAAATGATACTTCTACCCTTAGCATTACTAACCCAACAATGCCATGGATTTTCTGAATTGTTGTTTACTGATAAATCTATTTCAAGTTTTGGTTTGTAATGACTGATGAATGGTGAGAAGAACGAATAATTGTTGCCAGATGTTCGTCTACCTTTACCGAGAACTTTTTCTACAAGAGATAACAAATCGTAGTTAATCATAAAACGCACTTTATGTAAAATAATACTTGTCACAAATATAGTAAAAATTTGTGACAATTACAAGCATTCTTTTAACCAATCTTCCGGTATTTCTTTTTTCGCCCATAGCCAACCTTTCTTATCACAGTATTGAGCGTAGGTTGTTTTACTTCCTTTGTATAACTTTGCATTCGGATTTTGGAATACAAAACGAATATCTATTCCAGGATATTGTTCAAATATAAGGTCAAACTTTAATCGGTCTGTCTTTATCCATCTACCCTTCGTTTCAACATACATTTTATTGCCAGACGTTTTTGTTAGAACAAAATCTGGTGTATAATTGTGTTTAGTTTCAGGTTGTATGTAGGATATTTTTTCAGTTTCATACCCAAATGATTTTTTACTTTCTCTTAACAAATCATTTACATTGTCTTCTAATCCACTACGAAATCCGTGTTTTATTGCAACTTGATTTCTACGCATTACATATCAAACCTTACAATGACATTCATATCAACATCGTCTCTTTTTTCCAAAGGATTTGCCAATTTAGCAACAGCAAGTAAATTATCATCGTCATCGTATAATCCAACACTTGTTATGTATGGGTTAAAATATGATGATGTTACATAATTTTCTAAATCGTTTGTATATGCGGCTCTATCAATTCGTATTGATGGATTTTGTGTAAAATTAAATTCACCCCTTCTGATTTTACAAATTATTTCATATTCATAAAAAGTCGCAGTAGATCTGAATTGTCCTCTGAATCCGTTTGTTATACCATTGTAATCAAAACTTCCAGATTCACCTAAAAATGCATTTGCATATTTTGGTCTTGGATCCGATATTACAAAAAATCCAGTTCCATAAAATACATTACCAACTCTTGATGTTTGATATGCATATCCAGTGTTTAATGAGTTCTCATACAGGTATGGTATTTTTTCTTTTGCAATTCCAGTATTGTATATTCGTATTTCATCCAATGTTCCATGAAAGAAACTTGAAGTATTTGAACTACCACCAATGAACAATACATTTTCATTTCCAACATCATAGCCCATGGAAGAAGTTACTTCTCCGTTAAGACTTCCATTCAACCATATTTGATATACACTTCCCGATTTTTGACATACAACATGATACCAAGTATCATTTGCCAATATACTTGATGTAACTTCTATGGTTTGAAATGTAGAACTTTGTCTAAATGAAAGTTTAGAATTAAAGTTATTATATGATATGTCAAATGGATATTGTGACGATTCCTTTTCAATTTCTTCAAAAGTATGATTTAGTGTATTATCATCAACTTTGTAAACTTTTTTTACACTATTTTTGTTAAACAAATAGTTTTTACCTTCAAATCCCGGTGGTTGATCAGATTTTTTATTCATCCAAAAACTAAATGCAAAATCTTGTTTTTTATTAAAATTTAGATTTACATTTGAATCAACTCTCAAATACGAACCACTAAAATAAGCACCAACACCGGTGGGAGTTGATGATCCTGTTATTGGTATACCTGGTACATAAGTAATTTTTTTTGTATTGTATACGCTTACTTTATTTCTATGTGGTGACATATCCAAAACATAGTCTAGTTTATTATTTTTTGTATTGTATTCACGGTATTTTTCATTAAAACCAACATACAATAAACAGTTACCAAAATTTACAAATTTATCTTCATCAAATGCCGTATCTCTTAAATTTCCGGCACTATCATCATTTAATGTATATTCATACGGTGAACCGTAGTTTGATAAACTGACTGAACCTTTTTTTATACCTTCACCGAATACACCAACAGGAATCATAAATAATGATGCAGATTCTGCTAAATATGTTATTTGATCATCAGTCGTAATGAATGACGGTTGTTTTTCACTTTTATATTCTGTATAGTAATTATGATCCAAATAATACCACAAAATTTTTGGATCTAAACTTTGTGTTGTAAAAACTCTTTCGTATAAAGACGATGATATGTTTGCAACATTTCCAAAATACTTGTGATTTTCTGGATAAAAAGCACGATAAACTTTTATTCCATAGTTGTCCAAATACTCAACTTCTGGCATATACGATGAAAACTTCCAAATTTTATTAACCTCAAATGGACGAATTGTAAAATCACCCGCCTTCAATCGTTTATGTGTAAAACTTAAATTATTTGCTTTTTGAAATGACATATCAATTTAACCTTAATCTAACTTGAATTACGTGTTCTTCATTTGGTTTTTTTCGTATTGGTCTTGGTAGTTTACCAACTGCAACTAGTTCAAAATTATCGTTATACAAACCAACGGTTGTTATGTATGTTATTGGAAAATCTACAAATGATTCATATTTGAAATGACCATAACTACCAGATAAATAGGTATAGTTGTTACTATAATTAAATTCATATTCTTTCAATCTACAAAAGTAAGTTTGTGTTTTAACTTCTTCCGATGCCCTCGCAAACCAAGATCCAGTTACAGTTCTATTTATTGTTGTATTACATGAAGCACTTATAGACATAAAAAACTTTTGTATATTATCACCAACCATTGATGCAGTTACAGTATTTAATGAACACGAATGGTCTAAAACAACACCATCTAAAACAATTATGCCTTTTTTTGGAAAGATTATACCCCAAGCATCATCAGAATCTTCTCCATATTTTCCATCGTTAAGAGATCCAGAAACCAAATAATAATACTCTCGTAATTCCTTTCTTAACGTATTTACATCTGCAAGGTCTTCTGAATCATCTATTAACGTGTAGATTTTATCTGAATTAACGTCTGGATAAAAATTACTTCCAGTATTATACAGTTGATTTGCACTTGATGAAATTGGAGCAAGTGTTATTTGTATATTTCCAGGATCAATCATTTCTGGAAAAAGATTTCTATTAAAATTTATTGCATAAAAATAATCGCCATTTTTTCCATTCTTAAAAGGTATTTTTCCAGTTGTAGAGTGAAAATACTCCATCAGATAATTCTTGTAAATAATTTTTGATGGATGTATTTGTGTATGTTGATCTAAATTTTGTAATGAACCAGATCCATTTATATGGCCGTATGTAATATCAAACATAAAATTGTCATCTTGTTCACCTTCTTTATTAGATAAAACTCTTAAAAAATAATTAGAATCACCAAATGTTGATGAAGTGTGAAATGTGTTTAATTTCTCTCCATCACAGGGGAACAATCCTTTTTTTCTATATTTTGTTTGGACAATAGAAAAATCTCTAGGAGTCTTAAACTTTTTGAATGACCTTGATTTTAATGAAGATAATGGAATTGGAGGTGGTGCAGGTGCAGATTCAGGCCTCTGCATTAAAAATGTAACAACTTCATTATTAGTAACTGCTCGGTATCTATCTTTTGAGGGAAATCCATTTGCAATCTGAAAATCGATATACCCCTTTATCATTTCAAGTAGGTATTTATTTATTTCAAAACTTAATACTTTCATATTACTCTATCAAAGTTGTTGATAAAATAGTTGGTATATTTGCAGTAAGTTTGAATAACTCTGCTAATCTTGACCTTTCTTGAATTAAAACTGCTCTTATTTCAGGAGTAACAGCAACACCTGTTGGTGTTGTCTGCAATGTTTCCGCACCTAAAATAAAAGGAAGTTTTTTTACTTGTTCGGGTAATAAAACATCTGTCAAATTATTCAAATTTGCTAATGCTTGATCTATCTTTGACCTTTGTGTTAATGCAAGAGCACTTGGATTGGCATTTATCATTTCATAAAACAAAATAGAATTTACCCCACCGTTTATATCAATATCTAAGATTTTCTTGAAAAGATTTAATGCAATTTCACGAGCATTTGATTCATCTAAAACTGCTGGGTAATCACCAAGCATAGATCCAGATAAAGCAGTTATTATTTCTGATTCTGTTATCATGTTACCAATTCAAACGAATTTTTATTAAAACATCATTTTCTCTTGATTTTTTGATTGGTTTGCTCAATTTTGCAACAGCAATCAATTCTTTTTTAGTATTATACAAACCAACAGTTGTTATGTATGTCATTGGATTGTCTACAAAACAAGCATTTTTTATTCTACCTTTTTCAGTTCCGGTGTCAATAGTATATGTTGGATTGTTACTGTAATTTGCCTCGCCGGATGGTATTCTAACAAAGTAATGATTTGTTGTCTTAAATTTAACATTACGAGCACGCATTGGTTTTCCAACAACAGCTGCACCACTAATTGCAGTAAATAGTTTCCAAGAATTGTCACCTGCAACACCACTACCACTAACGGAATTGAATGAAGCGGATGTGTTTAATTTACTTCCATCCAATACAACTACGCCTAAATTTGGATATACTTTACCGTAAGTTGTTAAAACAGGATTTGTTTGTAAACTTCCGGTTCCACTTGAATGAATACCAGCTGATAATGAACCACTAACTATTTCGTATGAGTAAAGAGGATCATCGTTTGCACATACATCTTCATCATCGTATATTGCAGAGTTATCAATTAAACTCAATATCATTGGATTTGAACCTGAAACTTTTACACTACTTCCGGTATGAAAATTATTTGAAATACCACTTCCACTTAATTCTGCAATGTTGATTTCAAAATTACCAATATCTAATTTATCACTTAATCCGTTTCTAAAAAAGTTTATTACATATATGTCATCTGGTGTATTTAATGAACCAGAGTCATAGAATGAAAAATGCTTTTCATGTGGATCAAGTGCCAATAATCTATATTGGGAGTAAATAGCACGACTTGGACTATCATCCGATTCATAACCACTTGCAATTGATCCAGAACCCTTCCAATTACCATAAGCAAGTGCAAAATATGATCTTTCAGAACAATTATCACAATCTGTTACTTCGTAATAATAATCTTTTGAAGCAGGATTTTGATTTGATGATGTCAATACGCAATCCAAAGATTGTGACAAATTGAATAAACCCTTGATAGATTTTTTACGCATTCCTGGTAAAATATCAGTTCCATATAAAAATGGATGGTGTAATCTACCAATTCCTGATCCCTCGAAACAATCTACTTTTTGTCTACGATTATCTGTTAATTGTTGTCCAATGGTTAAACCATAAGAACCAGCAGGAGATGTTGGATCTGGAGCTGGAAATGCAGGATCTAAAATTTCTTGTGCAGGAAATTCATATTTTGTACCAGACAGAGGATCAATGTATGTTATCGCATCATATACTAAATAGTGAGTTAATACCTCAACTTCATCACAACCACATGGGTTATCTAAATCAACTCTAAAAGTTGAGACAACTCTTTTCTTTGGAATACAGTTTATACTTTGTTTTCTTTGAACAGATGAATAACTTGAAAAATATACACCCGGTTCACCTGAAAATCTTGGTACAATAGGAACCATTTCATCAACAGTTGTATAATAATATCCATCTACTGTTGTTAAAAGTTTACCGTTTAGATCAGTTGAAGCATTAGAACCTGGTCTTGCCAAATAACTTGTTATCCACTTGTTTACCTCTGTTCCAGGAGTTCTATAATCTATTTCTACTCTACCAACACCTGGTTTATTACAAAATATCTTAAACGGAACTCTTTTTTGTCTTTTAATTCCCCATTGATAATCGCTTTTAATACCCTCTAAACATGGTTGTCCTGGTATTTCTGTAACCAAATTTGATGTAGAATTTTTCATCGGTGTTAAACCATTTTGCAATAGTTTAATAAATTCAGGAGAATTTCTATCACCGCGCAATACATCAATAATGTTTCCAGTAACTTCACCACCACTAGTTTCGGTTATCAAACTGCGTATTGCCTCTGGATAAAAAGATTCTTTTGGATTTTGATAATCAGCAACATATTCCCACATAAATCCACGAACTGATGCGGATTCTTCATAATACGGTGCAGAACAATCTACTGATTTTGCAATCTTGAACTTCCAAGATATTTTGCCGTAATATGGATTTTTTGTATCAATAGTCTCACCATATTCATCACCGGCTATTAAAACAGGTGTATCACCTGGTCCATCAGTTATTATATCAGTTGGTGTAATTGGGGGATTTGGATTAGGAACAATTCCTTTATTTTCTACTATATCAGTTATTCTCGATGAAACTAATGAAGTAATTCCAGAATCAGGTTTATCGGTTTGTGGTAAATCTGCTTGAACTGTTGTGCTAGTTTTTATATCAGTATATTGTAATGAACCGTAATCACTTCCACCCATAAAGAAGAAGTTTTCCATTACATTCATTTCTTCTTGTGATGTGGCATCATTATACCATTTTATAGATTGAACACCGGTTGCATAATCTCTTATGGCCTGTGATAAGGTTGTGATGAATCCAGTTGGTGGTGGACCTGGCTTATAGAATGATTCTTGTCTTCCCATTCCAGGAGTTGCACCCATTGTGGGACCGTAATTATCAACAAAACATTTTTCATTTTCATCTATAAGTTGATATTTTATATTTTCATATACAGTTTGTTGAACATTGTTTAACTGAATAGATACTATTTCATTGTATATCTTATCAATAATACTTTTCATATCATAGTGATATGAGTATGTTATTTTACCAACAGATTTATTTTGTGAATCTCTTGGTTGTATTACAAGATTTCCTTCGGAATTTGGAGTTATATTGTAATAGATATTTGGAGTTACCGTTGTAGTAAACAATTCGGTTGGGGGTGTATTAAAACAAGCAGCAAACATTGTTATTTGCAATGTTGGTGCACTTTTTATTCTAAATCCAAAAAACGATTTAGTAGCAGGTTGTAATGGATCTGATGTTTGTCTTATTCTAAAACTGTATTTTGGTTTTGTACATCCACCAACATTCACTCTTTTACCAACATTTGTTGGTGCTGCGGTTATTCCACCTGAAGCACTTGATTGTCCTGCACCACCTTGCACCAATCCTCTCGCAGATCTATAAATAACTGCACTTGGTTGCATTGAAGTATTCCAATTTAACGGCTGTCCTGATGGTGTGTATTCTGGAATAATTTCATCAGCAGTTCCATCATTATCAGTATCTCTACCAACATACCAAATTGGTTGTAAACCATTTAAGTATACGGATGGTGTTTTGCCATTAAAAGGTTGGTTTTGATTTGGTTCATTAAACCAATTTACATATGGTTTAAGTGCATTTGTTTCTTGTAAATATGATCTATAAAGCTTAAATATGTAACCAAAATTAGAAATAACATCACGCAATCTGCTATTATTGACCAAAACTTCATCATTCATTGAAAATTGCGGATCTTCAAGAATAGCATTTATATTCTCAATTTCTTTGTCTATAAAATCTATCGTTGATATTATTTTATTTAGATCCTTTTCTCGTATTCCGTTCATTCCTTGATTTATCATTGAAACCAAAAATGAACCCAAGATTTCGATATTCATGTGAATTTTCCTTAATAGTCAAGTTTTACTTTAACAACCACTTCTCTGTCAAAAGACTTTTGTATTGGTTTACTCAATTTCGCAACCGCAACAAGATTGTTTGAATCGTCATACAAACCAATACTTGTGATATAAACTTTTGGATCCATAATCATACTTTCGTATTTTAATACGTTATTTTGATTGAAGAAACTTGGGTTATTGGTATAGTTGTATTCATCGGAATAAACTCTTACAAAATAATATGTTGATGCAACAACTTCACTCGTTCTTCCTTGAAATGAATATGAAGCAGTATTATATTGCATTGCACCACTTATTGATGTGAAAAGTCTGTATGCACTATTATCACCAAAAAGACTTCCAGTATAATTTTCTGTTGCACTCGTTACTCTACTTCTTGTAGTATAAAATGAAGCAGATGCGTCTAATGCCTTACCATTTAATACTATAATGCCATGGTCTGGATAATAAAGTCCCCAAGGAGTTGATGCATAAGAACCAGTATACTTTCCGTCTGATAATGTTCCACTAACAACATTGTAAACCCTTCCACCTTGAACCGTCAATTCTGTTGTTGTTACTCCAGAATCATCAATTAGGGTTATTACATCGGAGGGAGAAGATATACTACTACTTCCAAGCGAGTTTAATTTAGATAAAGAAAGTTGCCATGTACTTGTGTCCATTCTATCTTTATATCTTGAACGATTGACATTTACAACATAAATATATTCTGATGTTTCAGATACAGTTCCATTTGTAAACTCAAATGCATTTATTCCAGTTGATAACAACATTTGTCTATATTGAGAATAAATTGCCTGAGTTGGGTAATCATAGTCTTGTGCACCATAAGATCCAGTAGAAGAACCACTACCTTTTGAATCACCGTAAGTTACACTAAACTGAACTTCTGCACTTGGAAAATTTGATTGACTGTTGTAAACTTCATAAAAATATCTCTTTGTTCCATCGGATTGATCGGATGAAGTAAACGAGGTAAAAAGAGCAACATTATTTCCAGACCATAGTGGAGCCGTAACTAATTCTCTACGATTTCTTCCTATTGCATCGTTGGAAAATCTTTTTAATACAAAGGGTGTTGTAGCCATAACAATCAATACTCCAATTTTATAGTAACTGATAACTCACTTGTAAATGATTTTTTAATTGGTTTACTCAATTTTGCAATAGCAAGTAAACTTTGATTTCCATTTATATCCGGACCATAAAGACCAATGGATGTAATATATGTTGTTGGATTGTCTATGAATCTACTATTCTTAATTAACCCTTTATCATTACCATCTGAATATGTCCATGTTGGATTACTGGAGTAATTACATGAAAAATTATTTATTCTACAATAATAATACGAACAATGTTTAACATCAATAGCTCTAGCAGTAAAACCATACTCACCAACTGATGCTGCACCACTAATTGCAGTAAATAATTTGTAAGAATTATCACCATCAATGTTACTACCAGTTACAGTATTAAATGATGAAGAATGATTTAGTGCCTTAGCGGATATTAAAATTATACCCTGACTTGGATATACTTTACCATAGTAATGTCTGTTTGCATTTGAATAAATTCCATTTTGTAAACTACCACTAACTAAATTTCTTACATAAGAAGTTTGAGAAACATTTTCTATCAAGTCGGAAGAATCACCAGAATCATCTATCAATGTTATTAGTCCACCACCAGATTTTACTTGAACATTACTGCCAGTATGGACATTATTTGCCTTACCACTTCCAGAAAGTTCTGCGAAATTTATTTCAAAATTTCCTGGATCCATTTTATCACCAAATTTATCTCTGTTTATGTTTATTACATAAAAATCTTCAAGAGGATCTGTTGATCCTGATAGATAAAATCCATGTTCATCACCATCTAAACATATCAATTTATATTGAGAATAAACTGCTCTTGATGGTGTGTCATTTGCCTCACCACCTTCATTCATTGATCCAGAACCACTAACATGACCATATGTTACCGAGAACATACGCTCTTCTTCACAAGAAAGAGAAGCAGAGCCCCAAACTTCATAATAGTAATCTTGTGAAGCAGATGTTTGTGTAGAACTTGTAAAAAATGTAAGCAATTCTCCAGTTCCCGTTGCCCATAAACCTCTTGCTGTTCCAGTTGTTGTTGGTGCAGGTTGTATAGGTGGAAATTGAATAAAATATGATGGAAAACCTGATCCGTTAAAATATCCTGGTCTTTCTTCTTCCATGTCTAACCTCTATAACTAAATTGTTTGATAATATGAATTATACGTTATTACTAAATGAAATTGGCACAACAAAACGTGAACCATATCTTGTATTTGTAATAATCATTTTTGTTGATTTTCCATCAAGAGTTGTTGGCAACCATGAACCATTTATACCAATAACAAAATCAAGTCTTGGAACTACATCACTTGTTGTATTCCATGTTTTTGATTTACCAGACATTGGAAGTTCTGTAACACCAACGCCACCTGTACTCAATACTGTAAAGTATGTTGTATCTAAAATAGTAAATGTATACCCACCTGGATTTTCTACAATTACATTTGGACCATTACCGGTACTTGACCACTGTTTCAACTCAAAAGTTAAATTAGGTTTAGACTGTGCAGTAAGATTTCTTCCACCACCTGATTCGGTTAGTGTAAGAGAACTTGGAGTAGATTCGATATAAGGTATTGATTTTGTTCCTTCGGACAAAGTAATCAATTTATATTTCATTGATTGTGTTTCATCTGGAACTGCTTCTGTAATTGGTAAATTTTCAATTACAATACCCATCTTGTCATCACCAAGTGGATGACTTTGATTCCACAAATCATAATCAATTTCATCATCAGCAAGAGCAAATTGTGTAATGTTAAAAGAAGATGCTCCCTTTGCCAAAAGTTCTCTACCTTTTTTTGTAAGAATTGCGTCTACTGTAACTGTTGCGTTATTTAAGTAACCCATGTTAAAACTCCTTGTTAGAAAATTAGTTGTATACTACTATAAATATAATCATTATTCAAAAATACAAAATTATTTTATTATTGTCTTTTTCTACGAACTTGTTGTAACCACTCTGGTAATACATCAAATGGAAGAATCAAAAGTATGACAGCACTTGGATCATTGTTCACATCTAAATATGTATAGTTTGGTGTATACATTGGATATGATATTTTATTAGTAACGTCACCACCTGGTAATTTACACCCTTCAAATCGTATATTTCTGACGGATTTTGTGTAATTGTTCATATTCATTTGACTTGATGTTACATATTGATATGAAGCATAGTTAGAACTGTCTGAATTTAACGATGATGAATAGTAAAAATAATACGATTTGTAAAAATTATCGTGTCTATTTTTATCAATCATTGTATAAACTGCAGTTTTTTTATCATAATGATTGGATGCGGTATACCAAGTTTTAGTAGCACCAACGGAACTACCATGTATGTAGTTATTACGGTCAAATGAATTTGTAAATCCTAAATCTAAACTTCCATATACATCAAGTATTGTGTTATTTTTACCAATTACTTTTCTTATATTTTTAATGTTTAATACAAAATCATAGTTGTTATTGATAATTCCTGAAAAGTCTTTTATTTTTGAATCTAGCAATCCAAACTTATCAACAACATTACCAATTATTTCTCTCGGTCTAGAATAAATACTTGATGTTGTTGCAGAAGCAACCCCAATAAATGTTGTATTTATATTTATATCATCTTCATAATTTTGTGTATCGGATTCTATTGTTGTTTCAACATCAAACTCACCTTGAACATTTGTAAATTCACTTGCAATATCTTCATCAAATCCAATAAAAACTGTTGTTGTTTTTGAAGAATTTATATTTCCAGTAATAACTGCTGATGCAGAAATTTCAGTTGTATCTCTAACAAATTTTTCAGGTGGAAGTCCACCAAAATCTCTTGATGTTTTTACTTTAGATCTTTCAAGTATATTTGGTTCAATAACAACACCAAGTATTTCATTTGTTCTTAATGGTAAAGTTTGACGAATTTGATCAAATACACTAAAATCAAAAAGTGAAACTAATCGAAGATATGCGGTAAAGTCATTTCTTGTTGTATATTTTTTCCAATACTCTCTTGCGAATTTTTTTAATGCAGGGTATTCATCTTTTTTTGTATTTGAGTATTCTCCCAAATAATCATCAAGTTGGGTATTTCCTATTGCCTCGTATATGTCTTCATTTATTACGTGTTGTGGTGAAAATGCAACCATTAACTTATTTGAATCTATTGAAAATTTATCAAATGCAGTAATAACCGAAGATTCATCTTTTAACAATGCACCTTGTAATGATGCAGAATCTATTCTAATTTTTTCTGTAAATGGTGTGTTATTTCCAATAGTTGCAACTTCCATATTGTAAACTTCAACCGTAGACTCAAATGAATCTCTTGTAAATTGATTGAAATATGCATTTTTTGAAGAAGTGGAAAAAGTAGACTTTGTTTGATCTGGATGCATACTTTTTATACTGGATGTATACTCAGCATTAAAAGGTTGCCAAAACTTCCATTGTGCCTGTAGATCATAGAATGATGATGTTGGTGTATTACCATTGTAAGCACGTGCAGATAAAACATGATTATCAAATGAAGATGTAATTAACTGTTTTGCCCAATATCTTAATTCAAATATGGAACCGGACAATAAATAATTTGTTTGTGGGTTTGAACCAGAACCTATAAACAAATATCCATCAGAAGACCAACCTCTATTGTAATCAGATTCAGTTGATCCATTTATACTTATACTTGCACTTCTATCAACTGCTATTTTTCCATACTTTGAAGTTTTTAATATAAAATCATAAGTTTGATTTACTGATGTATTATCCGATGATGTGTTTCTACGAATCATTATGTTCAATGGAATATCATCATAAAGATATTCGTCTTTAATTGATGCAGACTTGTAGTTTGTTCCATCGCCCAAATAAAATGTTAAATCTCCTTTTTCAGCAGAACCAGTTCTGTTAATTGTAACAAACCAATCACGTCTATTTCCCGCGGTTTCTTTTTGTAATACTGTTTGTATTTTATTATTTGCATAGTCATAGTATTCAGATGCATTCATCTTCCAACGAAATGTAATTGTATCTGGATATTGCCAATTATTATTTTCATTATTTATCGTTTCCCACGGAACACGAACATAACTTGATGTAGCAGGTTGTTGTAAACTTCCAACAAAGTTCAAATAATATGTATGTTTTTCCCATTCAGCTCTTGGAATAACACCTAAATCTGCATTGTCAGGTCCGCCAAATTCTCTTATAGATAAAAGTGTTTGTGGAATACCGTATGTTGCAAGTAGTGCCTTTACTCCTCTAGCAGTTCCTTTTGATTTGTAAATATATGGGAGATTGTTTAATACTCTCCTCCATACTTCTTTCGTTCTTTCTTCTTCACTTTTTGAATAGTTTTTACCAACCGTTGTTTTACCAGTCCAGAGTGGTTCACCGCTCCCACTCAACCCAAGTGCATATTCCCAAAGATCTTTTGTTTTTGTTCCACTTGATAATGTCCATCCTAAATTTCTTGTTGCTTCATATATCAAATCTTGGGATAACCCGTCTTTTGGGTGTTCTTCTCTTAAATTCTTTTTTAATATATGGTCTGTGTAGAAATACAATATGTCAAAATGCTGACCTATCATATTAACAAATGTTAGTATCTGCTCATTATCAGGATTTTCATAGATGTGAGTTGGTAAGGATTTTACAAGTGCAGAATCATTAACCATATCATAGTCGGTTGCCAAATCAAGTATATTATTATACCAAGTTTGAACTTCATCACTTCCGGATGCATATAAATTAAATTTACCTTGTTTGGTAATTAAATTGTAAGAACTTCCAGTAACTTCATATTTTGGAAATGGTTGAATTGATGCAGTTAGTTCTGATGTATACCTCAAACTTGCAGAAGTTTCGTAGTATAACCATTTTTCAAAATTATCAAAACCAGAAACAACCTTATCTCTCAACATTTTTACTCTTGTTTTGTTACTTTCAAGAGAACCGGTGTATACTTCTAAATTACTTAATTCTTCATTGTATGTTTGTATTAAGCGTATTTTATAGTAAAAATTTTCAATTCTTTCTTCAGCAGATGAATAGAATACAAAGTTATCGAATGATGTATAATCAAAATTCAATTCTACACTTGATCCAGAAACATTTACATACTTATCCAAAATTTGTTGGGATGTTTGTAAATTTGTTGATAACAAATCATTCCAATTTTTATATTCAGTTGTTCCAGTAATAAATCTATCATACTCTACTTCAAAATTTGGACCTTTAATAAATTTTGGTTGTAGTTTTTCAAATTCTTTTTCCACTTGAACATTGTCCAAGTAAGGTTTCATTATTTGACTTGCAACCCAACATTGATAATATAAATCAACATCAAATGGTAAAGGTTCTGCCAATCTAACATAAAAATATGAAGGATCACCGTCAGACGTTACATTGACAACATCTACTAAATTATTTTCACCAAAATTTATTACAATAGGAAGTTTGTATTTAGAACCCCTCATATATTCAATTACAAAATCATGTAATTCTATTATAGAGTTAGAATCTGTTGGGTTTGTCAATGTTAGTCGAAGTTCTTTTCTGTCACTTGATATATCTGAAACAAACAATCTATTTTCGGTATTATTTCCACCAATAAGATTTCTTAAAAAATTGTAAACAACCCTATATGGTCCCGGAACTAAATTTAATTGAGCTATGTGATCATGTATTGGTAAAATTACGTATCGTATTGGTTCACCAAGTTCATTTACTCTTGGATCTATATTATAGTTAGCAAGATATAATGTATTTACATAAGCAGCATTTGGCAAAAATACATGAAATTCTACATTTGTTCCAGGAGATGAAGGATCTTCAGGGTTATTCAATCTAGAAAATTTAGGAACAACAATTTTACTGTTCAGATTTGAATAGATAAATCTATTGCCTCTAATTGGATTATTAGTGGCAAGAATATCAGAAAGGTTTTTGTATAAAAAATTTGGCATATAAAACTATCACTTATTTAAGGGTTATTAACCTTCACCCGAAACACCGGATGTTCCAGATGTTCCGGCGGTTCCGGCGGTTCCAAAATAATCATTTTTTATTAAATCAGACATTCTACTTAAACCAAATTGATTTTCTGAAACAAAATCTGATTTGAAATTCTTCAATGAATCAACATCTTTTGCCAATGAATCAAGTGTTTCACTTGTTCTTTCAGCCATTGCATTAAGTATATTTTCTGTTCTTATCTTATCAGTTTCTATTCTAGTTGTCAAATCTGTAAGTATTTGTTCTTGTTGTGCTGACAATTCTGTATTCATTCTTTCCATTGCATCTGCACGAATTGATTGGTTTTCATATTGGTCTGCCCAAATATCAATTCTTTGTTGCCATCTTATTTCATTTGTAGCCCAATCAGCCAATTCATTATTTTGTCTTTCAACTAAATCTTCAAGATCTCTTATTTTTTTGTTAAGACTTTCTATTGAATTTGGATTATTTTCTGCAATGTTTTGTAGATTTTGTAACAATTCATTTTTTGCAATACTTTGTATGTTCTCCATATCAGAAGGACTTAAATTTCCAATAGGAACACCTCGTAACAAACCTGTTTGTATCGTTTCAATTTGATTAAAAACATTTTTTTCTGCATCAGCTGCTTCTTTTAATGAAGAAAATTTTGTTTTAACTATAAAATCAAAATCATTTGCTAAAAATCTTTCATCAACAACTGGTAGTTCAATTCTTCCTTTGTTTTCCGAAGACCTTTCATCCAAATAACTTATTATTCTATTTGAAATACTATCTCTTAAAAGTTCATTCATCGAGTAACCTTAAAGTAATGATTATTGTCAAAAATTTGAACGTTATCCCCACCATCTCTTTCAACTTTAATTACAACTCTATAAAATCTTTCTGGTTGAAATGAATCCATCCAAAGATTAAAGTAACTGCTTGTTCCATCACAACTAATTTTTGTTCCATTTTCATCAAATGGAAGTATTACTTCATCACTATGTGCATCACGTATTTCGTAATATGATGATGACGGTAAATAATGATTTACAGTTTGATATGCAGTTGTTGTATAATTTTTTTCTGGATATCGGGAATATGCATATATTTTAATTTTTGCTCTTTCTTTTTCAGCATAAAATTTTTTAAGTTTAACATTTATATTCAAATTATCTTCTGATGCAGGTGATAAACTTCCTGTAATAAATTCGGAATCATCCCATACAATGTTCAATCTTGGAACATATATTGTATTACTATCAGTTCCAAAAAATTTCAAACTGTTTATGAGATTATCTGGCGAACTTTCTATTTCATTACTAAATTTTAGAATCATTCCATCATTTTCAAACCTTCCAGATCCAGTTACCCATCTTCTAGCGATATTAGTAACATCCATATAAATATCTGTTGATTGGAATGAAAATGATTGTGTACATTCTAAATTATCGTAATCCCACCATGTTCCACCACCTTCATGTGTAAAATATGAAGATGTAACATTTGCAGAAAGATTCACGCCAAACAATATATTAGCATCAACCCATGTCTGTGATAAACTATCCCATTCATAATTTGAAATAGTTGGTGGAATATCCCATTCGGTTGCAACTCTTTTTGATGTTCTATAACGCCAGGAGACACCATCAGTTGTATATGGTAAGTTTGTAAATTTACCAGTTCCGTTTGTCCAAGAAGAACTCAAAGGATATGCATATACAACATATTCTTGTGGAATTTCTCTTATATCGGCAGTAATAAGAGAAAGATAGTATTTTGCATTTTGAGATATTTTACCAGAGTTAATTCTACTTTCAATATCAGACATATCAAATTTCAAAAGTATTCTACTATTGTAAATAGATGAACCAGATCCAGGAGTCTCGTGTGATAACTCCAACAAAGGATCTATACCAGTATTCATTGTATACTGTCTTTCGTAAATTGTTGCATCTCTGTTTGCAAAAATAGAATATATCATCCGAATGACCTCGCTCTTCCAACAATATCATTGTTTGGATATTTTATTTCAAAAATAGAAGGATCTAACGATGGGAACAATACACCATCTTTTATGGATTGATCGATATTGTAAGCATGAGGCGAATACCCCAAAGTTGGATCGAATAGGTTTTTGAGTTTTATATTAACAACGGTTTGAACACCGGGAACTCTGTCTAATTCTGTATAGATATTGCTGATAATAATTGGTTGATTTATTTGCCATTTTTTAATATCAAAATACTGTTTAAGTCTATCAATACAACGAAGAACTACTTGATTTGAATTTTCATCTGGCAATGTAATAATATCAAACTCAATACCAATGTTGATAACATAAGCATCTCTTATGTTTATGGCATCAGTTAGCATTCTATACCAATTTAGATAAGTTTTAAGATTTTCTTTTGTGGCATCATTAACAGTAGTCAATTTACCGTTTATATCATAACCCAATACATAAAAATTCAAAGCAAGGTCATTCTGAACTCTATCACTATTGAATATAGAATCTTTTGTTAATTGTGTATCTTTTGTTATGTATGCCTTTGCTATAGAACCATATCGTGCGGGTAAACTATATGCACGGATGATATAATCTTCTTTTGTTACTGCTCTATTTTGTGCAGCAAATGAAGCAACTGCATTATATCTTATTTCATTTATATCTTCTTCAAGTTTACCACCAGTAGCAGGTTCTGGATTAGTTACTGCCAAACTTGATATTGCTTGAGCATGAAGAACTGGATCCAATCCTTCTTGATCCAATATAGCAGTTCGTCTCAATATATTAGTAAGAACTTCACTAGGAACATTATCACTATTACCCTTTCCAACGGTGTAGTAAACCGTTAAAGATGTATTATTTGGAGCAAGTCCATAAGTTTTAGTGTATAAAAAGTTTGATGGATCAATATCTATTGATAAATTTGGATTTGTCATCGGTAATGATCCACCGACTAAATCTGGATTTGGTATCAATAGTTCATCATCAACATCAGAAATACCGGCACCAAATTGTAATTCAAATGTTCCGTTTGAAAATTGTCTTGACGTAAATCTTCTTGGTATCTTTTTTAATTTTAATAGATATGGGGTTTCTAATCTGTATTTGCTTAATTTAGCATCATTTCTTGGAACGTTTAATACCGGTTCAAAAACAGTATCCTGTGAAAGATATGGAACATGAGTCCATGCATTACCTTCCGAATCTATTGCATATAAAATTTCTATTATATCTGGATCATTTATAGTAACCTTGTCATACGGTTTTGGATCGTTAAATGTAAAATCTACTGTTTTTACATCACCGGAAACTGCTTTTGCAGATTTTTTTAACAACCAATATGTAACTTCACCAGTTGTATCATCTATTTCATACGGAGTTACTTCTGTTGGATCAAAACTACTACTTGTTTTGAAATCAACATAATCTATTGTTCTAAAACTAATTTCACCATCGGTTGTTGGTGAAACTGTCATTCCTGGTTCTATAGCAAATGCATAATCAAAATCAGGAACTATATTTCCAGTTACTAATTTTGCAGGAACAACTTGAAAAATATCCAAAACTACATTTGCAGAAATTCTATTCTTTGGTCTATATCCCAATGATTGTGCAATGTTTAATATATTTTGACGTTCATTGGCAAAAAGTATCATTGATTCTTGTAATGTAACATCTGTATAGAAAGATAAAACATCACCAACATAAGCAGACATTTCCAAAAACATCATACCAGGAGATGACTCATTAAAATCTTGGTATGTATCAGGAAAATAATTTTTACTGAAATCAATCAATGCCTTTTTTAATGAATTAAAATCTCTGTTCACATAACGAACATCTTTGTTTATCAAAGCCATGTTATATCTCACCTATAATTGTTTGGTTGTATTGCGGCAATTTCTATTCCACCAGTAACAGATATAAATATCCTAATAGGTAAATATATCGTTGTTTCTCTAACTTTAACCGTAAAATCTATCTTTATTGCATGATCATTTTCTGCTAATTCCGAAACATTTGGACTTATATCAACTGTTAATTTTTCTAATGTTAGATATGGCAGCCATTCCTTAAATGCATCTGCAATGTCATTTTTAATCGTTTCTACAAAAGTTTCTTCACTTGTGATATTTTCAAATAAAATATATCTTAAATTTGTTCCAAAATCAGGTAGCATATATCGCTCACCCTTTGAAGTCAATAAAAGATTTCTGATGTTTGAATATATCTGTTGTTGATTAGTTAAACTTTGATAAAATATACCACGTGGATTATTAAATGGTAAAGTTACACCAACAAATTTATTACCAGTAATAACACTTCCTTCATTTACTGGTCTTGTGTAATACTGCCATCTATTTCTGCCAAGTCTTTTTTCCAATTATTATCTCCCTTTCTTTTCGTCAATTTTTTTCATAAGAGCGGAATAATCTCGTGTTAAAGCTGACATAACTTCTGTTGGAATTTCAGCTTGTGAAAATCCTTGTGGAATTGGTGCACTTCCTCTTTCATATCCGAATCCTTCTGCCATATCAGCCGTAAAACGAAATTCATCTTCCATCTCATAACTCTCTTGGAGACTACGTTTTGTTTCTGCAAGTAATTCTTGAATAGAACCAAATTCAGTTTTTTGTGTTTTAGGTTTTACAACTTTTTTTGGTGTCTGTGTTTCATTATACATAGAAAGACCATGTTTAAGAGCAGAAATATCATCCTTTTTTGTTTGAGATTGTGATGTCTTCTTTTTAAGAGCATACTCTATTTCTTCTCTTATTATTGAACGTATTTCTTGTAAAAATTTCTTTGTGTCCATTAAAATAACTCCTTATCCTGGTTCTATAATTTGATCGTATAAATTTTTCTTCAAAGTCCCTAAAATGTTTTTTTTCTTATTTACAACAGCTTTCATATAATTATCAACTAATTCAGTTCTTCGGAATATGCCGTTCATTGTTGAATCAATTTTTTGTGGTGCGGGTGAATTTTGTGAATTTATCAATTTATGAAAAGCAACATGAGAACCTGGAGCATCAGCCGCAAAATCCCAAATTTTACCCTTTTGACAACAAAATCTATAACCCGCACCAGATACCTTGCCACCAGCAGCATTTTTTGCGATTACAGCACTACCGGTATTACCACCTATTCTCCACATAGTTCCGTCTGGATTTACATACGGGCACACTTCAACATGAGATCCTCGTGTTATTATTGATGCTTCCCAATCTTTTACACTTAAAAAATGATCCATCAATTTTTTACCCATTTCTGTCATTCCGTCATCTGTAAAATGAACACCTCGAATGAAATAAGCAGATATTGGATTTGGTAACATCTGTTCGTATACTTGGATTGCTATTTCTTCTTCTTTCTTTTTTTCAGTTTCAATAGCAACTAATTTACCATTTACTTTTTTTGTACCAGGAACTTTTTCTATTGTAGTTTTAGTATATTTGGTTTGTTTGTAAAATTTGTATAAATGACAATGTTCTCTTGCGTCTTCTGATCCTTTTATCGGACTACCCATTTTTTGTAATTCTGGATTAACTTCCATCTTGCCTGTTTCTGGATTAACAAACATTGGTAAACTCGCATAAGTTCCCTCCGAATCTTGTGTTATTGGATTTGGTATAAATTCCGAATATACAAGTGATGCATTATGTGCACCAGCAGGATTGCTAAGTGTATGTTTTGGTGTATAACCACTATGTGTCCAAACGAACCACGATGAATACCCACACCAATGTGAACGTTCTCCCCAAGATGCATAACCTTCCATGGCTCCAATTCCCCAACCATTTTCATTTGTTATTGCACCAGTAACAACTCTATGTTGTTCTGTTTGATTTTCAGCAACATAAGGTATAGCAGAATTACAAATACCAACTTCTGGAAAATTCATTATTATTGGATATTCTGTTATTTTATGATCTTTTTCAGGATCTATTTTTGCTCCCAAAATGGGAGAGCTCACATAACCACCCCAAGAATATCTACCTGGAAGTTTTCTCCCACTAAATTTAACTGCACCGGTAATAGAACTTTCTACTCTTTTATATTCATTAGCAGGAATTCCTTGATTTGCAGTTCCTTTACTATTGGTTCTAAATCCCCAATATCCTTTTGAAGTAGGACCAATATAAACTCCACCTTGAACTGGAGCTTCACCAGCAGCCCATACGGATTTAATATGAGATTGAATCCTTATTGAACTATCAGGAGCATCAATAGTTGATAAAAGTTCTCGCATTTTCACTTCGGTTAATGCCTTACTATTTTCAACATTCGGTGGAGCACCTTCTGGAGAAGTATTTGATTTTGGTTTAGCTTCAAATTTTTGTTCTGCATCCTGTGGATTTGTTACTGGATTTTCGTCTTCTGGTGTATCTGTGTTATTTGAATCTTCCGTAAATCCCCAACCTGCATAAAGTGCAGCCAATTCTGATGATTGGGTGGCAATTACTTGTTTATACACCCAAGCAGCAGCATCAATACCATCACCAGTTATTATTTCTTTTGCAGTATATGTAACACCTTTTACTGTTATGTTTCCTTTATCATCAAAAAATATACTCTTTTTAGTGTCATCTGGATCTGCTATACTAACAACTGCACCATAAGTTGAATCACGTTTAACAATCCAAAAGATTCCTAATACATTAAGTTGTTTTTTTGTTGGTGGTGTATTGTTTTGCAAACCTAATGCAGTATCAAACAAGGCCTTACGTTCTTCTTCTGATTTTGAAAAGTAATCTTTTAGATTAAATGTGGTTGATCCAACCGTGAATGTATCGTCAGACCAAGCGGCTTCAATTTTTGCAACATCTGTTTCTGTTTCTGATGATTCAGTTCCCTTTCTATCAATAGGATATTGCACACCCTTATATTCTATGTATTTTCCTTTACTTCTGTTCCTTCCTTCTCCAAAAAAACTTGGTCCAGAATCACCAGTTCCACTTCCAAATTGTCCACTTCTATCACTTCCAGTATTTTGTTCGTCTGTATTTGGTGGATTATCTATTGAATCATCATCTTTTGGTTGGTCTTGTTCATTTGTTCCACCACCGCCACCTCCGGTATTTGTTCCACCACCAGTATCTCCCCCTCCAGTATCTTCATCTTCATCGTCACCGGAAGTATTACCAAAAGTACCAGAAAGAAGATTTTGTATAAAACTTGATATGGCATTGTCATCATTAGTTTTTTCTTCATCTTTTTGAACTTTTTTATTACCACTTGTAACAACTGCACCGCCTGATGTAGTGTTTCTTTTGTGACCACCATCGTCATCAGTTCTTGTATTAACAAAGTCATCTTTTGTTTCGGTATCAGTATTTTCTTTTTTTGTATTTTTTTGATTTGTAGTATTTAACGATCCACGTGTTTTATCATCACGTGGTGCTTCGTCTTGTTCTACATCATCTACTGTTCTTGGCATATTATTTCTCTCTGTTAAGTTTTATGTTAATTACCATGCAAGTGCAACTGAAACGGGTCTTCCTGGAGCTGATAGTTTTTCTCCATTTATGAAACATTGTCTTGATGCACTACCATCAGAAACACCCAAATTTTTAACATTACCTTTGTAATAACTTTGTATAGCAGCTGCTATTTGTCCAGGATCCGGAACTCCGGTTGTTCCAGCAAACCATGTACCGTTTTTAAGATGTCCTATAAACGATGTTCCACTAGCAAGTCCTAATTTTGCCAACTGTTCCGGTGTCCATGAACTAACTTTTCCATCATCAATAGCTAATGCAGAACCTGGAGCAGAATAACGAATATGTTTTGAATTATTTATCGATTTAACAGCATCAGTTTTGTAATCACCACCATCTTTGTAAATATCTGATCCACGACCTAAATGTGGACCACTCGAATCAATCCAAAACATTGATGCATATTTTCTAAAAGCTTCAACTGTTTTTCCACCATAATTAACACCATTTACAATAAGAGCACCAGTTGGTTGTGCCCATCCCCAACCTTCACCACCACTTTCAAACATACTCCAATTTATGTAATTTTTTATATTTGGAAATTCCATTTCCCAACTTCTAAATCCTGTTTGCCCATTAGGCAATGGTCTTTGGAATGGACTTTTTCTTCCTTTAGCATATGCTGCCACCCATGATCGATTATATGAGTCAGGACCAGGCATACCGATTGGTCTGAAGCATTCAAATTCAAATTGTATTCCACCTCCTGGCTTTTGATATTCACCTGTAATTTTATACAATACTTTAATCGTAGAAGGATCTGGAATTTCTGTCCATGTTGCTCCTCCATGTTTAATTAACTTACCGGAGGCTGTTGATTCAAAACCAGTATCAACAGTTGCAAATTCTGGTTTTTTGAATGTTGTATTTATATCATAAGTTTTATTATTCCAACTTCCTTCACTTGTAATAAATTCAATATCTATTGCAACAATACGATTACCGGCATCTTCTTCAAATCCACCACCTTTTTTGAAACGATCGAAACCGATACTTTGATTTGTAAGTTTTTTAGAACCCTTATTGCCCACACAATTAAAACTTCCATAAACTTTTTTTGGTGCAAACGAAAGGGATGTTAATGATAACCCACCAGCTTCAAAATTATTAACTTCAAAATCTGCCATACTTGCAGGAAATACAGTTACACTAACATTATTTCTTATCCAATAATCACCAGGTTTACCAGTTTTTGCATCTTTTATTGGTTTTGGTATTCCATTTAATGACGTTAATTCGTTATTAGAACAATCAAATTTTGTTACACCAGTTGTAGAAACTACACCCAATCCAGTTAGACTTGTAATTTTATTACCACCACAATTAAATCCACCAGGACCAAATGTTGTAATTCCATTACCGTCTAATGAGGTTAAAGCACAAGCTGAAACATCGTAGATATATTCTGTTTGACTTTTTGAAGTATCAGTAATTCCTGTTATTTTCTTAGGACCACCTGAAAGTGATGTTAATGATTTGTTATCACTTGCAATAAACATACTAACTTCATCAGGTGAACCAGCAAGAGAAGTTAATTGATTATTACTACAATCAAATTTTCCTTTAACAACTTTTGGAGATCCAACTAATGTTGTTAGTCCAGCCCTTGAACATCTAAAACTTCCTTCTATTGCTCCAAAAGGAATTGTAAATTTTCCATTTTCAACAAGTTTAACTGGATCACTTTTTGTAGGTGCATTTATTGTAACATTACCTTTTATAGAAACTGCTCCATTTGCGTCTATTGTAATTTCAGCATTTTTATCAACATCAAGTTGGGGCGTTTTATCAACA